TATCCTTCTTGAGCCCCTCTATCATTGCGTCCACGCTGTCGAACCCTGCGTATACCGCAAGTTCCTTTCCTTTGAGTCCCATTCTTGTACCCGCGTATATCGATTTCTTCAGCGGTGTTGATCCCATGTCCTCTGCGAACATGTTGTCCAGCTTCTGTTGCGCATTTGCGCTAGAAGCTTGTGAGCCTGTCAGGTTCACATTGTTTTTTATCGCCTTGTTTGTTTCATAGGCGTTTGCGATTCCGGCTCCCGTATTAATTCCCTGTGCCGCCGCCTCTCCTATATTTGGGAGATTCGGCATAGCGCCGGAAGGGCTTGTAGCCCCTCCGGCCTGTGCGGAAAGTATCGGGTTTAGCCCTGCCGCTCTGAGGTCGGCAACTTGGCGTTGGTGCGCTGTGTTGCTCATACGCTCCTGAAACGCCATTTGCTCTCGTGCCGCAGCTCTTTGTTCGTGCGCCTGATACGCTGACCCTGCGCCGCTGAGCAAACCTCCGGCTAGCATTGAAGCTACTTCAATCATGATAGCCTCCTAGAAGTGGTCTACTAGTCCAGGTACGCTGTATACTGGCATTGGCCGATCGCAATGCAGGGAGAAATATGAGTCGAACAGGAACTGAGGCTCATCAGGAACAGCAATAACCCGATCGATAGGAGGATTATCCTCGATGAACTCCGGCGATAGCGTTGGAAGTTCCGTAAAGTTTTGCGAGTAGTGCCATATGTCAAGGCTTTGCGGGTCCGAAGACCGGAATTTCCCTGTGATCCGGCTAGGCTTGTATCGGTATTCCGCATAGCGTTCTTGGTATCCGAAGACATCGTCATTCGTTCCTCCTGCTGTGTCGTGATAGATTTCCTTGTTGAGAATCTCTTGCTCTCCCAAGTGTGCGAGTGTGGGCCAGTAGTAGTCGAACCGTGTTCGCCGGCTCCACATGCGATCCAGTCCCTGTTGGTATGTCAGATCACAGGAGATCGACGCAAGCCCGATTATCACCATGTGCTCTGTGAATGATCGGTTGAATCCCATGCCGCCGCCCTGCACCGTTCCATACCCTGCGAGGTTGCCCTGTGGCGTTACCGTTTCCGAGGTTGCTTGTGTCTGTGCAACTGGAACGATATTGATATCCTGCGAAGAGCCTCCGAGGAATTCCGGACGTTGCAGACGTGCGTCTGGGCTCGTCACGTTGAAATGAGCTTTGATCATTTCCGTATATCGGGTTCCTCCCCGTGCGTCCTTCTCATACATTTTTTGTAATTGAAACGCCATCCGTAGGCTATTGATTGTCGCCGCTGTAGCGGCGCTCAAATCTGCCTGCAGGCCTGTCTGTGCTCCGAACGCAGTATTGTTTGCTGTGACAGATGTTCCCGTATATCCCATGACAGGGTTTCCCGCATCATCAGACATTTGCAAAAAGCGCTGGTCTGCGATGCTAGCTGTCTTTGGGTAGATCTGGATTGCCTGATCGGTCGTGACGATCGGGGCGGATGTCCCTAGCGGCAATTCCACACCCGGGCCCTTCTGTGGGAAGGGCAAAGCGGAACTAAAATAGTCGTGACGCTTACCCCGTCTTTGCAACTGGTACGTTAGCTCTGAATCGGGTCCATCGTCTTTCGGTACCTCGAGCGAGTCCTGCAGGTTTTGATCTCGATACCAGTCATTCCATATCAGGTTGTACGCCCGCATGTGTAGGGCGTTTGCTACAACCGCTCCCCCATCCGTGGGGATTCCCATATAGTCATATAGGCTTCCTGCTTGTGGCAGAGGAATGTTCACTTGCGGTACAAGGTAGTCTGTCGTGTCTCCGGGGTTATCCTGCGATCCAAAGAACTTTTCAGAGTTCTCCCATACAAGTCGCATCGGTACTGCGAAGAAGTGCATGGTTAGCTTTGCGTTGTCCATCACGGGAGCGATGGGTGTTGCCATCCTTGCGAACACAGTAGCATTCATCTTGAAGGTGTCGCCCGGCAACGCCTCATCACAATACACGGGATATAGGTACCCCGCATCGATCGTTGTTTTGTGTCCGTGCGATCGGTCGAAAGACGATCGCTGAATGTCCGCTCTCGGAACTTCGCTGAACTGGTGTTTCATTACTGATTTCATTATACTTTCCTTTTCTTTACACTCTTTGAATTCTCAATACTTGGCCTTATAATTGCTCTTGGTTATATAAGGCCAAGTGACACCATTGGTGTCACTCGGTACCTTCAGGTTCCGTTTTTAATGCCTCGGCAACTGCTTGCCCGATGGCTTTTGCTTGGTCTATCCTCTCCTCGATGTGGTCGTAGATTCCAAGCTCTGTCAGTTCGTCCAACCGTTCCCCGTCGTCCAAAGCGTCCATGAGCTTTGCGGGGTTGTTGTCGAAGTGTTCCCGCATGTGTGAAGGTAGGTCGAGGAACTCGCTCTTCACTCTTGCGATAGCTTCTTGTTGGGCTTCGAACGTCTGTCCGTTTACGAAGTCTCCAAACATAGCCTCCCTCCGTTTCTTAGTTGGGTCAACTAATGCTCCAGTCTGAAGCCCACGCTTCACAATGTTGTTGATGTCGCACTCGTCCTTGTGCGCTTGAATCGTTCGGGTTTTTCCGAACTTTATGGTTTTCCCCTTGTAACGTTTCCCGTATTTGGTTCTGATTTTAACCATGGTTAAGTTTCTCCAATTCTTTCTTGATTCTCTTATCTGATTTACGCATCTCCTTGACGATGCCCGCTACGGTTTTTCTGTCTGCTATTTCTGTCTCTTTCGCATCATCTCCGATCTTCATTAGTTTGTCTGTCCCGTCCGTCACGCTCACGACGCTTGCGTATTGAATAATTGCTGTTGCGTCATTCGGTGATTCGAAGTGCTCTTTTCCTAATCGATACATAGCTCAAGCTCCATTTGTATTCTTTTATGTTTGACATGTCTTGTTTTTATTTCCACGCATTTTGCGTAGTCCGTTGCTTTCTTAATGTTTTTAAGTCTGTGTTCTACCTCATTCCCTCTACTATTTTCTTTGTAAGTGAATGATGATTGTTTAAGTATGAACATCATGTTGCACCATTCGTTTCTGTGCATGATTGCACTGCATCCGTTGTGCTCTCTGTAACACTTGTTGCAGTTGTCCATCTCTTCCCTCATAGGAAGGTGTCCTCTTTGATCTCCTTGATCTCGTTGCCGATATTCATCAGTCGGCCTTTCCATTGAACCCTCTTGTGTTTCATCATCTTCTTCTTCCGTAGTAGTTTCTCCACGTACTGGTAGTGGTTCTCTATCTCTCTGCAGTCTTTCCCACAATAGTCCTTTGGTCTTCCTCCTTTTGAGTTGTTATTCTGAATGATATCTCTTCCGCATGTAATGCACTTGTTAGCCATTGTCTTGCCTCCGGTTGGTCTCTTATTGTTTAAATGTTATATCACGATCCTAGGGTAGTTTCAATATTAAAACTATGCTAAATTGAATCCCTAGGTGTTCCCCCGTATGTTGACTGCTCTTCCCTAGCCCAAGCCTCCTGATCGGCTAGGAAGCCTCCTTTTTCCTTTTGATATTCCATCATCTTTTTATATCTATTCCTCTTGACTTCTTTTAATTCTTCTGGGTGGTTTTGTTCCATCCACTTATCATACCCTTTTGGTACTTTATATTTATTTCCGTCTATTGTTATATAGTCGTTTGGGTAAACATCTTTGTAATACTTCTTAAGCCAGTCTATTCCCAAACCTTGGCTACTTTGCCCGAAGGGGGCAACGAAGTTGCTAGCCTCCCTTAATCTTTTGAGTATGTGCGATCTCTTGTTTATATACTTCGCTACATACTGTGAGCTTGCGAACGATACGTGCCCACATATCACCATTCCTAAGCCCCATGTCGCATCGATCTTTTTCGACGTGTAGAGCGGGTCTCCATTCTTCCCCGTTTTGCAGTACGTCAGATCGTCTATTTCCAGCCCGAATATTATTGCGTGATAGTGCGCCCTCCATGTGCGTTCACCGTATTCCCCGCAGTACATGAATTTTATTTTCTGCCCTGTGTTTTTGCGCAATCTTTTGAAGAAAAGTTGTAGATGCCGTCTGTCTAGCATTTTGTCTTTTGGTAGGTTTTTCTTATCATAACTTAGTGACAGGAACTGGTTACTCTCGTGTTGTTGTGCCTCGTGGTGGCATCTTATTCCCCATTCTATCGTTCTGTCCTTCTGGCATCCGTTGCACTTGGTGCAAGGCACACTCATAAGTGTGTACGGCTCCCCTACTGGGGGACGAAAAACCACGGGCCTTTTGCCCGTGGTTTCGTCTGCCTTTACAGTCCTATAGCACTTGATAGGATTGTTACATGACATTACAGCCGAATGCCTCCTCGCATTGGTCTGTCGTCAATGTTTTTCCGGTGCGTCCTCGTCGCTCCTTTAGTGAAGCTCCGCTTACTGCTCCGTCTGCTTAGTTTGTGTTTTTTCATTTTTATCTCCTGTTGTATTGCTTTTTCTTTTTCTTGGCTCGAGAAGAAGAGCCTTTGCCGTGCGATTTCATGACTTTGACTCCGGGCAAAATCTGGATATGTTCCGCATCTCTTGCTGATGTGTTCATAGCTTCCATATCCTTCTTGAGCCCCTCTATCATTGCGTCCACGCTGTCGAACCCTGCGTATACCGCAAGTTCCTTTCCTTTGAGTT